AACTTCTTTACTAAATACATTTGCACTTTTTTGATATGAATTAATTTCCATTAATTAATAATAATATTTTTTTTTATTTAAAAAAAAATTTAAATTATTTTTTATTATTTTTATTAATTTTAAATATTTCTTTAACAAAATTTTCATTAGCAAATGCATTAAATGATAAAGGTCCCAATAAATTAACTAATCTATCAAAATCTTTTTTAGACCCACCTTTTTTCACTTTTGAAATATCTTTATCTAATAATAATTTTTTCATAACTAATAATATTCCTGTTGCTATAAACGCACTTGTTCCTAATGGAGCAATAATTGATTTTAAGACTGAACCACCATTTTGATTATTTTTATTATTTGAAGTTTTTTTAATTTGAAAACCTTCATATAGTTGAGTTAATATTGGTGAAACACCATTTTTTAATCCTAATGGTGCTAATATTTTATTCATTTGGTCATATATATTTGAACCTCCTTTTAAAACTTTTTTCGTATTAGGTTTTTCAACAGCAAAATGATGTAATAATAATAATGATGCCAATATTAATAAATTACCTCTTCCTAATGGTGCAATAGTCGATACTAAATCTGCACCTCCTTTTTTTATTTTTTTACTTATTTTTGAATTTTCAACATTACCATCAACAACACTATGATGTAAAAATATTAATAATATTAAACTTATTAAATTATTTAATGATAATGGAATTAATCCCCTTCCTACTTGCTGAATAGCATCAAATTGATTTACTTTCATTTTTTTTACTTTTCCTCCACCACCTTGTTGTAATAAATCATATATTGATGGTGGTATTACTTCTACTTTATTTTGACTACATCCACAATCACCTCCTCCTGATTGTTGCTCACTTGTTGTTGTTGTTGTTGAACCATCACAATTACAATCATTATTACCTCCATTTTGATTATTACATACAGATGGATTATTAGAATTAGAATTAGAATTATTTTCAGTTAAATCACCATAAATAATTGGTGCATAATTAAAACTATATCTTGACCAATTTACCATACCATTAATTGATTTATTAACATCTATTGTATAACCATCACCTCCTGATTGTATTTTATTTTTTAATTCTTGTTTTACAAATCCCAAAACCATTGCTGGATGTATTTCATTTTTTGATAATAAATAATTATTTACTTTATCTTTTAAAGGTGGGGCATAATTAATTTCTTGATTAAATGCAATTACTTTATTAGCCATATATATTATAATAATAAAATTATATTTTATATTTTAAAATATAATTATTTATGAAAAAAAATTTACACCCTTGAAGATTTAAAATGAGACAAAATTACTTAAAGTTATAATAATATATATTATATGTCCCAAGGTGTATTCTTGTGTGGATATTCAGGAGCATACCATTTCCTGGAAATGGATGAATATGCTGGTTTAATCAACCTTATTTTGCAAAGCAAATAACTCACCCAAGATTTACATGGAATTGATTGTATCCAACTTTTTAGATTTGATGGTTATGTCCCATTTTAAATCTTCAAATGTGTAAACTATTTATGAAAATTTTAATTTTAATTTTAATTATAATTTTAATTATAATTTTAATCCTTAGCATCTAATGTTATTTGAATATGATTAATTACACTAATATTATCCATACTAGTTGTTTCTTTAAATGGAACCCATTTTTTAAATATCTTATGATATTTACATTCTACATATGTCGCTTTATTCTTTTTTACTTTTGTTAATACATTTTCATTAATATTTTCAAAACTTACCAAAGATCTTAAATAATCTGATGTTTCCATATTTGGAACTGATGCGTTTGAATATTTTTCTATATTATTATTTGAACTATAACAATACAATTCATATATATCTGGCAATGATGTTGGATTAATCATAAAATTACATGTTTCTTTATTTATTTGAGATTGTTGTTCTGTTTGTTGTTTTGTTTCTATTGTTTCTACTTTTTCTAAATCACCAAATAATTCATTAATATCATCATCATTATCTATTTTTGTTAAATCATTATTTGAATGTTTTGGACTAATAATTTTATGTTCTTCATTAACAATAACCTTCTGATTATCTATTGTAACACCATTCTTTAATATTTTACTGTCTGAACGACATTCCGGAAAACTAAATAAATAATTATCTCCAAAATTTGTATTATTCTTAAATAATAAACCAGCACATTTATAACTTAATACTTTAATATAATTATTTACTAAATCATTTATTTCATTAATATCAAAATATTTTTTTCTTGATATATGCATTTCATTATCTGATTTATATTCATTATTTAATATTTTTTCTATAAATACATTTCTTTCTTCAAAGTTTTTTGTAATTAATGATTTTCCCTTGTAATATGGAATATCATTTAATAAAAATATATATTTATTGTATTCATTTTTTACTATTTCACCATCTAATAATGTACCATTATATAAATCATCTGAAAAATTAATATCAACTGTATTCATTACATTGTTTTTTTTATTTATAAATATATTATATTTTGTATCATTAATTTTTGTTAAAAATAATATATAATTTTTACCAAAAGACTTTAATAAAACATGAAATTTATAATTTAATAAATTATCTAAATTCTTCTTATTTAAAAAAGAATAATATTTACTTTGTATTTTAAATGCACCAATCTTTGTTATACTTTGATTAACATTATTATATAAACTTGATGAACTTTGAATAAAATTAGATTGCTTACCGAAAAAAAAGGATGAAGGCATAATTATATATTTAATATATTATTATTTTTATATACATTTTTATTCAAATTTTATTATTTTTTTAAAAAATTGATTATAAATTAAAAAAATAATTTTAATTATTTTTATTTTTTTAATAATGATTAATTTAAAATTAAATTATTAATTAATAATTAGTATTCTAATAACTATGTTAAAAAGAATTTATAATGAAATAAATAATAATAAAGAAATAAAAAATGCAGAATTTGATGAAGAAACAAGAATTTTATCATTTATACATGGAAAAAATAATAATTATATAAATTTTGATATACCTTTAAATTATCCATTTTATCCTCCTAAAAATTTTAAAATAAATTATAAACATGTAAATTATCATAGAATGGGAAATAGTAATATGATTTATAAATATTTTAAAATTGATTGTATATGTTGTTATACTGTTTTGTGTAATTCTAATTGGTGTCCAGCAATTACAATTGAAAAAATTTTAAAAGAATATGATTTAATAAAAGATATTATTAATTGTTCAAATGTACTTGATTTTATTGTTAAAAACAATAAATTAAATAATGATGTATTAAATATTATTGTTTCTTATATAAAATAATATATAATTTTTTTTTATGTTATTAATAAGTAATGAGTAATATTAATAATTATAAAAATATTGAAAAATATATAAAAAATATTAAAAATAATTTAACAAAAACAACTTATAAATCAATAATTGCAAAATTATCAGGTAAATTAAGAAAAAAAGATTTAAATGAAAAAAATAAAAAAAGTATTGAAAAAAATATTAATTTACTTAGAAAATGGAAAAAAAATAAAAAAAATGAAAAAAATGAAAAAAATATAATAAATAAAAATCAAAAAATAATTAAAAGTGAAAAAGAAGTAAATAAAATAAAAATGAAATTAATAAATATAGAAAGTAATATTCAAAATTATAAAAAACAAAAAATAATGAATACATCATTAATAGAATTAAAAAAAAATATATTAAATGATTTTAATATTCAAATGACGAAAACAAAAGAGAAAACAAAAGAGAAAACAAAAAAAACGAATAAAGAAATAAAAAATATAAAATCTAATAAAAAAATTAGTATTAAAGAATTATCTAATAAACAAATTCTAAATATGATAAAAAAAGAATAAAATTTAAATAAAAATTGGTAATATATTTAATAATTCATTTGAATTTAAAGCATTATTTTCAAAATATAGTTCCATAAATTCATTTGTTTTTTCATTATTAAATGACTGAATAATAGTATTATATAATTCTTTTAATTCTTCATTTGTTTTATCAAACCCTGCATATTTAATGATTAATAAATGATTTTCAATTAAATATTTTTGTTGAATATCAATTAAAGCATAATTTAATTTATAATTTCCAACGCCATATCCACGATTAATAATTATACATATATCATTAATTCCTTCTTTTTGTATATAATTCTTTTTTGTTTCATTTTTAAATTTTTTAATTACTAATTCATTATTTTCAATATTTCCTGTATAAATTAATAATGTTTTTGTTTCATCATCTGTTAATAATGATTTATTCTCATTCCATATTACATTTCCTACACTTATTTTAAAATTTAATTTATTCAAATTTGTTGTACCTTTTATTAATTCTTTTAATTTTTCAATTTTATCTGGTTCATTAAAAATAGTATATTCATTCATATATAATAAAAATTGATTATGATTAAATATTGGTGTAATTGATTTATTTTTATCTTTTTTATTTTTATTTTTATTTTTATTTTTATTTTTATTATTGTTATTGTTATTGTTGTTATTATTGATGATATTATTATGTTTAGAATTATGAATAATTAAAATAAAAACATCTTGTTTTGTATTTAAAAACTTTGTATGTTTTATAAATTTTATATCTAAAATTGTATAATTATCTATTATATATTTTCTTGCTTTATCATAATAAATGCAATTCATAAAATTATTTGGTAATACGAAACATAATAAACCATTAGGTTTTAATTTTTTTAAACTATCAATCAAAAATAAAACAAATATATTTGGTCGTCCATCAAAATATTTAAAATAATTTTCATCAACATTACTTTTATTTAAAACATAATATGGTGGATTTCCAATAATTAAATCATATTTCTTAATTAATTCATAATGAAAGAAATTTTTATGTGTTATTGTTAATTGATTGTTTTTTAATTGAATTGATTTAATTTTATCATAAATATATTCATTATGTTCAATAGCATATATATTTTTATTATGGAAATGATCATCTAAACTATAAACAAATTCACAAGAACCACAACAAGGTTCAAATATATCATTAATTTTAATATTATAAGTATTTTCATAATTTTTAATTTTATTTAAACATATTTGTACAATATCTTGTGGAGTGAAATAAATACCATTATTTTTTATAACAACATTATCTAAATTTTTTGTTATTTCATAACTTAATACTGAAAATTGATGATTTTCATGATTTTCATGATTTTCATGATTTTGATGATTTTGAATATATTCCATAATAATTATATAATTATTATGAGTATTATTTTAAAATGATTATTTTAATTATTTTGATTATTTTAATTATTCTTTAAAAATGAACCATATTTTATTATCTTTTTTAATTAATTCATAATAACGTAATGTAATTTCAATATCATTACACATAAAATCTTTTCCATATTTTATATTTGTATTTAAATCATATGATTGTAAAGCATTTCTTAAAGGAGTTAAAGCACGTATTTTAAATGATGAACATGTTAAACCAGTATAAATTGTTCTTTGAGAAGCTTTATTATTTTTTGTTATAACAGTTGATTTTTGAATATTATTAACTATTTTAAAACTTTTTTTAGAAGGTTCATTTTGTAAAATACCATAAATACTTCCATATTTAGTGTTATTTGAATTTATTTTAGTATTTTTTGTTTTTGAATATTCTTTCATATGAGTTAAAATTATATTTTTAACTTCTTCATTTGCTTTTTTGATTTTTATATTATTAAAATCAATATTATTTAATTTTAATGAATGATTAATACTTTCTAAAACATATAATTCATTATAACTATAATAACCTATAATTTTATTTAAATCTATTTTTGATGTATTATAATTAATATGTTGATAAAAATTAACTAATGTATTATTATTTTTATAATAATCTATTATATAATTCATGTAATTATTTGTAGATGATACATTTTCATAATATTTTAATAATAAATCATGTAAAAATAAATGTTCATTTTTTGAATTTAATTTATCTAATACACATCCTACTACTGCTTTTATAAATTTATTATTATTAATATTATTATTAACAATTTTAGAATGAATATTTATTTTATTTTCAATATTTTTAATTGTTTCATTATATATATTTTTATTTTTATCAAAAATATTTAATTTATCTTCTTTTGGATAATCATATGTATAATTTTCAAGAGAAACAGTTTCTGGTTTATTACTCATTGGAAAATATCTATAAACTAATGGAACTTCATCTCTTTTAATGTCTATTGGTTGAAATATATAATAATCACCTCTATATAATATATAACCTTTAATATTAAATTTATCTAATATAATTTCATTTTTATTATCAACTAATTTTTCTAAAGCATTGTATATAAATAAATTATCCATAGTAGGATATATTTTCTTAATTTCATCTTCAATATTTATTAAATGATATATATAACTTTTTTTATATAAATCTATTATTATTCTTTTACATTTTTGTACATATGTTTCACCAAATGATATATTGTACGTATCATTATTAATTGGATATTTTACTTTTGGATTAGGTGTCCAATTACATTTATAATCACATTCTTCATAATCACACATTGAAGAATTAGCAACATCACCTATATTTATATTTAAAACATTTCCTGATGATGATATTTGTTTTATTTGTTTTTTTGTTAAAAAAACATTATTTTTTTTGAAAAAATTACAATCAATACTTGATTCTTTCATAATTTTATTTATTTTTTTTATAATTATATCTTTATTTTCGGCAATTCTATAATTTCTTAAATCAATAGATTCTTGATTTCCTATTTTTTTATTTGAATTTATTATTGAAGCATATTGAAATATTTCAACATTTCTTTCTTCTGGTAATAAATCAATATGTGATTGTTTTCTTATTGCACGTCCAATAATTTGTGAATGTTTAGATAAATTATACCAAGGATCAATAATATGTACTTGTCTAATTCTTTTAAAATCTAAACCTTCACTAACTGCTTTTGTTCCAATAAATACTTTAACTTCTTCACCATATTTATTATTATTACTTGTAAATTTCTTTAAAGCATCTTCTTTTTGTATTTTAACAATATCTTTTGCATCGGGATAATAAATTAAATAATTTGCACGTCTATATGTATGATAACCTTTAGCATTTTCATTTTGATGAACTTCTGCTTTAAGATTTTTACTACATAAATAACATATTGGTTCTCTTTTTCCTCCTCCTTTTTTGGCATTTGGTTTGTAATCTAATAATTGCTCTTCTCCATTAATTCTATCTCTTGTAAAACCATTTTGCTCTAAAATTAAAGCCAATGGTAAAACACCTTGTTCAACAAAATTTGAATAAATAAATATTAGTCCTTTTGATTCTTTAATTTTTTTTAATATGAAATCATATTTTGTAGAATATTCTTTTAAATGTTTTTCATCACAAAAAGGTGCTTCGTTATTTGTATCTTTATTATATAAAGCATGATTTTGATATAAAAATTTAACTTTTTTCTTTTGTCCATCATATTTTATTTGTCTGTAAAATCCTGATTTACCATTATCTTTTGTATAATTTATTGATTCATGACCATAACTACCTGTTTTACTTAATTTTTTATTTTCTAATTTTGGATAAACAATATTTGATATTAATGTTAAATCTATATGATATATATTTTTTTTATCTTTATTTGTTATTAATAAATTAGAACTTTTTTGTTTTTTTATTTTAATTAATTTACTTAATTGAATATTATTTAATTTATCTTTTTTCTTTTTTATTATTTTTTTAGTTTTTATTATATTTTTTGAGAAATCAGTATTTAAAGAATTATTTGATTTATTAGATTGACTGTTTGTAAAATTATTTAATCTATTTTCTTCATAATCTGTAATATTTTCATATTCATCATTATTATAATCATTAATATTTTCTCTTTTATTTATTATTTTAATATTTTCAAAATAATCAATATATGTATTATTTTGTATTCCTTCCATTTTTAAACATACTATTTTTGTATATTTAATTTTCTTTTTATCTAATAGTTGTCCATAAAAATCATATTTAATATTTGGTATAGATGCTTCATTTGCTTCAATGCGAAATGGAAATACAAATGGTTTTTCTGCTCTTATATAACTAACATACCCTGTTAAATATTTTCTTAATAATTCATCAGCACCTTTTTTTAATGAACCATCTTTAATATTAAATATATCATTTTTATTTATTTTTTTTCTTTTATCATTTTCTAATAATAAATTTAAATAAAATATAATTTCATCAGCTCTATCAAACATTGGTGTTGCACTCATTAAAACTAATTTTATGTTTCTACCATATTTAATTATAGCTTCTAACATAGCTTGAATTGTTTTTTCTAAATCTTGTTTTTTTGATGTTTTAATATTTTGAATTTCATCAATTATTATAACTCTATCATCAAATTCTTTTGATATAAATTTTTTTATATTTTCTGTAATTGTTTTATCATTTCCATCCCATTTATTTGTTTTATTACGAATGTCATTAGCAAATTTAATATAACCTACAAATTCATAATATGATTTAATCATATTTGATACTTTTTTTGCTCTTTGTGTTGGTGTTAAAGAAGCACCTTCTAATCCTAAATCATAATTATTTCCAGTACATTGAAAATTAATATTTTGAAATTGATTTGATAAATCTTCTTTTGAAAAATCAAATATTTCTTTTTTAAAATTATCTTTTAAATTAGATAATATTAATACTTTTTTATTAATATTTTTTAATGTTTTTTTAAATCCTTCAGCAATAGATATTGCACTACAAGTTTTTCCCACACCTGTTCCATGAAAAATTAATATTCCATTATAAGGTGTATCTGGTGAAATATAGTTTTTTATTAAATTTTGATGTGGATCTAACTCAAATCCTTTAACTTTTTTTTCATCCTTATTTTTTATATTTTCTAATTGATCTTCTTTTATTTCATTGTCTCTAAATTCCCTTTTTAAGTATATTTGTTCATTAAATTTTGGACTAGTAATATCAGGATAAAACATAAATTGTTGCTTATTTTTTAAAGCCATCTATATAATTATTAGAAAAAAATAATTAATTAATAATATATATAACTATAATTTAATTTTTAATATAATTAATATGAATTTAAAATTAAATTAATATTAATGATTATGGAATTTAATAATGAAATAAATAATAATGAAATAAATAATAATGAAATAAATAATAATGAAATAAATAATAATGAAATAACTAATGAAAATAATAATATAGTTGTTGTAAATAATAAAAATAATGATTTTTATCAAAAAAATGAATATCCTTATTGCATTAATTGTGGAAAAAAAGGTCATATTTATAAAAAATGTTTATATCCAATTATTAGTTTAGGAGTTATATGTATAAATATTTCAGATTATAATATTAATTTAAATGAAATTTTAAATTATTCTAAAAAAATACAAAATAATTATTTATTTTCATTAGAAGAAATAAATAAACTTAAAATTTTGAAAAAAAATATATTACATATTGATTTAGTTAATTTTGACAAAAAAATTAAATATTTAATGATACAACGTAAGCATAGTTTAAATTATATTGAATTTATTCGAGGTAAATATGATTTTAATAATATTGAATATTTAGAAAATATCATTAATCTAATTAGTAATCAAGAAAAACAAAAATTATTAAATAATGATTTTAATACTTTATGGAAAGAATTATGGAATGATTCTAAAAAAAATTCAAATGAATATCGTGACTCAGAATATAAATTTAATTTATTAAAAAATGGAACATTAGTTAAAAAAAATGACATTAATTTTAAAACATCATTAGAATATTTAATTAAAAATAGTTTTATTCAATTTGAATATCCTGAATGGGGATTTCCAAAAGGACGTAGAAATGCTAAAGAAAAAAATATTGATTGTGCGCGTAGAGAATTTGAAGAAGAAACAAACTTAAAAAATGATGATTATTTGATTTTAAACATGAGTCCATTAGAAGAAACTTATTTATCAACTAATTCAAGTAAATATAAACATATATATTATATTGGTCAATCTAAAAATAATATTAATTTATTTGTTGATAATAATAATATACATATGAATACAGAAATTGGTGATATTGGATGGTATAATATTGATGAAGCATTATTAAAAATCAGAGATTATAATATTGATAAAAAAAGTAAATTAATATATTTGCATAAGATGATTAAAAATACATTGGAAAATTTTAAAAATATATTAAATGATTTCTTGCAGTTTTTATAATTTTATTTTAATAATTTTATTTTATTTTTATTCAATTGCTATATAATTTATATTTTCTGCTATATGTGTTATTTCATTATCTTTTGTTGTATCTTCAATAATCTTAACTTTAAACCCGTTTATATTTTTATTTCTTGTATTAACAGGATCTCCTCCAATAAAAGTTGAGCATTTTGTCAATAAACTTGGTGTACAATTAAAATAATTTGTTTTATATTCTATTGTTTTTAATCCTTGATTTACATTTTGTATTGTATTACATTCTATTTTTTTATTAGATAAACTATAATTACCATTTGAAAATGCACACCAATGAATACTTTCCGTTGCGTGATTATTATCTAAACCTTCTGCTTCTTGCATAGTACATTCAAATGATTGTTTATTAATATTTTTTGTTCTTGTAAGTACATAATCACGTCCATTTTTAGTTGCAATTTGTGTTATTACTATTGGATTATTATTAAATGTTATTGGAAAATTAATTTTTTTAAATCCATTTTTACTTGTTATTGATGAATTATATTTATCAAATATAATTTTATTATTTGAATTTGGTATTGACCATGTTCCTTTTTCACCAACAATATAACATATATCTTCAAGATTATGTTTATTATCTAAATTGTTTGGTTCTTGTAGAGACATAGTAAATGAATTACTTGTTATGTTTGTAATTCTAACAATACATGGATCTCCTCCATTTAAAGAAGGATCTCCACAACATACGACTGGATTACTAAAAGTCTTATTTAAATTTATTGTTTTACTTGTTTGATTAAGTTTAATTCTTCCTACTTCCATAATATTATTATAAACACCATTTTCTAATGCTATATAATTTATATTTTCTGGTACATGTAATATTTCTTTATCTTTAGTTGTATCTTCTAATAATTTTATTTTAAAACCCATAAAATTTTGATTTCTTGAATTAGCTGGATCACCTCCATTAAAAGTTGAACATTTTGTTAATAAATTAGGAGTGCAGTTAAAATAATTTGATTTATATTCTATTGTATTTAATTTATGAGTTATGTTTGAAATACTTTTGATTTCAAATTTTTTATTCAAAAATGAATAATTACCATTTGAAAATGCACACCAATGAATACTTTCTGTGGCATGATTATTATCTAAACCTTCTGCTTCTTGCATAGTACATTCAAATGATTGTTTATTAATATTTTTTGTTCTCGTGACTACATAATCACCTCCATTTTTAGTTGCAATTTGTGTTATTACTATTGGATTATTATTAAATGTTATTGGAAAATTAATTTTTTTAAATCCATTTTTACTTGTTATTGATGAATTATATTTATTAAATATAACTTTATTAGTTGAATTTGGTACTGACCATGTTCCTTTTTCACCAACAATATAAGAAATATTTTCCAAATTATGTTTATTATCTAAATTACTTGGTTCTTGTAAATTTAACGTAAATGAATTACTTGTTATATTTGTAATTCTAACAATACATGGGTCTTCACCATTTAAAGAAGGATCACCACAACAAACAATTGGATTATTATAAACATAATTTAGTTTTACTGTTTTACTTGTTTGATTTAATTTTATTGTTCCAACTTCTAATATATTACTTGAAATTAATATTTCTTTATCAGAAAAAATAATTTTATCAATATTAGAAAGATTGATTGTATCATTATTTTTTGTATTTGTAATTGTAATAACACCATTACTTGAATTTATATTGACATTTACTTCAGAATATTTAAAATTTGTTAATATTACTGTATTAAATCCACCTTTACCATTAACAGTATCATTTCCTCCTTTTGTTAAATCTATTTGATTATTACTATTATTACCAGTAATATTATCATTTTGAGAACTTCCTATTACATTTTCAATAGTAGAACTACTTTTTGTTATTGTAAATCCACCAAATACATCATATGAAAACTTAACACCTGCATAATCTGTATTATCTGTTAATGTACTATTTTGTAAATCTATAATTGTATCTGTATTAGCATTGGATGCATCAATTGTATCTGTACCACCAGTATCATAAATAGATGTCCAATATTTATTTGTAGTACTGTTTGAAAATATATATGTATTATTTCCTGAATTATAACTTGAATTAACACCATACATATATTGTAATACTTCAATATCTAATGGACCAAATGTTCCCATAAATCCACTATTATATCCATTTATTGTTTCTAATAATATTGGACTAGTAAAATCATTGTAAGACATACATGTAATAGGTTGTAAATTAGCATTATAAGTACCAAAGTCATTTGTATCATTTTCAACTCCAATCATTATTGTTGAATTACCGCCATTATCATGAGGATGTGATAAACCTAATGAATGTCCTAATTCATGAACCATTACATCATACATAAAACTTCCTTTTGTATAATTTTGTCCATTTTGATAAGATAAATATGTATTTCCTGATGCCCAAAATGAATCTGTTAAATTTCTATATTGTGATTCTATATTATAATAAAAATCATTAGAATTAACTGGTGGCATAGCTATTCCTAAAAAATTAAAATCATTATTATCTGCATCTAAAAAATTAATTGATATAAAAGCATTTCCTACATCATTTCCTACATTTTCTACTTTTAAATTCGTAAAAGTTGTTAAATCATTCATCATTGTATTAACAGCATCTATAATTGAAGAATTTACATTTATAAAATCAACTGAACCATATCCTGGAATTTCAACTGAAGAAGCATTTCCTTGATTAATTGTATATGTTAATGTATTATTTGGTAAATTTGTCCATTTAGTTCCCCATAAAACTGAATCTTTAAAATTATTATTTGTATATGTTATTTCTTCCCAATAATCTTTAACTTGTTGATTATTAGGATAATTATTTGTTAAAGTAATTGAATTGGATGATGAATTAGAGGATAAAGATGAAGAATTATTTCTTAATTCTTCTCTGTATTTTGTACAACAACTACAGAATTTTTTTTCAGTCATTTATATATTATTGATAAGATAATAATTAAATTATCTCTTTTTTTAAATAATAAAAATATTTATTAGTTATAAATGATTAAATCTGAAATAGAATATTATAAAAAATCTTTAAATTATAATTATTTTATTAGATCTTTATCAAATGATTATGACTTAATTACTTTTTATTATCAAAAATTTAATCATAAAAAATTACATCCTATACATAGTGGTTTAAAACTAAATTTGTTTGGTTATGATATAGTTTATTTTATAGATGTATTGAATATTTTCCCTGTTAAAAAAAATGTTAAATTAATTAAATTAATTAAGGAAAAAAATAGTGAAATATTGAAGGTAGATAAAAAAATGTTAGGGTTTGATGGATTAAATATTTTATTAAAAAAAAGGGAAAATAAAGTTCAAATATCTTATTTGGATATAACAAAATCTAAAGAAAAATTACAAAAAATAAAAATAAAAGAAAATAAAAATAAAGATGTTTTAATTATTTTAGAATATAAATTGATTAATCATAATCAAAAAAATAAAATAAATAAAAATAATGAATTAAATTTATTAATTAATAGAAAATATGTTATTGAAAAGAATTTAAAAAATTTAAAAAAAGGTGGTTCTTTATTTTTAGAATATTTTAATTGTTCTTTGAAAGAAAGTTTATTATTTATGATGAAATTAAGTTCATTTTTTGAAAATTATAAATTTGTTCGTTCAGATTTGTATAAAGATACATTAGAAGGTGGATTTTATATTTTTGAAAACTATAATGGTAATTATGATTTTAATTTAAATGATAAAAATAAAATAAATAAAATACATAAAATACATAAAATACATAAAAATATATTAAATAATAAAATAGTAAAATTTATAAATGAAACACAACAAAATATATATAATAATTATGAATTTTTCTTAAAAAAATGTAATTATGTAAAAAATAATTTATATAGAAAAGGAAAACAATATTTTATTAATTATCAAATATCAACTGGAATAGATTGGTGTGTTAAAAATAATATATTAATAAATAATTATTATAAAAATAAATTAAAAAAAGAAACAACTATTGGATTTTTGAAAAAAATATTTTATCCTGAAATCAATTTAAAATATAATAAATTAATGTTATATTATGATTCTTTTTTTAGTGTAACATATTACAAAGATTACTTAGAAACATTAAATGTTATTAAAAAATATTTTGACTTAACTAAAGAAAAAATAATAATAGATGCTTGTGCGAATGTTGGTGTTTCTACAATAGCATTAAGTTATGATTTTAAAAAAGTTTATGGATTTGAAATAGATAAAGAAAGATATAAATGTTTAGAAAATAACATTAAAATATATAATAAAAAAAATATTAAAACGGCATGTGTTGATTATTTTAAAATAAGTGATAAATTTAAAAATGATTTGGTGTTTTTTGATCCACCATGGACAGGAATATTTTATAAATTAGAAAAAAATATAGAATTATATTTAGGAAATAAAAATATAAAGGAATGTTTAATAAAACAAAAGAAATTTATATTAAAAGCACCTATGAATTATAATTATTATGATTTAAGAGCAAAAAATATAAATGTAAATATTGAGCGTTTATCAAGTTTTTTATTAATAATAGGTAATTAGTAATTAAACAAAAAGTTTGAAATAAATTGAAATAAATATTATTTTTTACCTTTATTTTTAGTTAAATAATAAATTATACAAATAAAAAGTATTAAAATAAATAATGATATATATAATAATAAATGATTAGTTTCTTTATTTTCTTTTAAAATATATTCATTATCAAATATTTTTTTATCATATATTTTTTCATATTTATCTATAACATTCTTATAACTCATTATTTTTTTTCCAATTTCAGAATTAACCATATTGTGAATATCTATTAACCAATAAACTAAAGTTTTTCTATTAGTTAATGCTGGTTCTAATGGTAATTCTTTTAAATGTCTTTGATAATTTCTTCTACATACAGTACAAGGTATAACATATTGTAAAGAATTAAAGAAATTCTTATAGTCTTTTTTTTGTATATATGTAGGATTATTAGGATAATTCATAGTTATTGTGTGAAGTGAAAACCACATAGAGGAACCCCAAATATTTTGATTCATTACTGTTATTAATAAAGAAAAAATAAATTATTATTAAAAAAAAAATCTAATTTTAATTTATAATGAAAATGAAAAATGTTGACACAAGTTTAGAAAAATTTGATAAAGCAATATTAAACTCTTTAAGTTTTTTAGATTGCAGAAATGTTTATATTTCTATAGTATTTGTTTTATTTTTATATAACTCTTGCTTATTTTCAAATATTAACAGTTTTGTAAGTGGTGTTTATGAAAATAATATTGTCAAAGTTATTATATTATTATTAATAATATATGTTTCAAGAAAAAGTTGCTTAATAGGTATTTTATTAGCAATTTCTTATGTTTTATCTTTAAATTATAAATCTATTATGGAAAATTTTGCTATTTCTGGATTTACTAATAAAGAATATGCACCAGTAGAAGAAGTTAAATCATCTGAAGATAGTGCTATGAATGAAATGAATGCATTAAATCAAAATTTAAACTTAGGAATAAATTCAGAAATGAATATGGGAATGAATATGGGAATGAATTCTGAAAATGAATCTTTTAATAATCAATCTGATAATGAAAGTGGTTCTGGTTGTATGAATAACTACATGCCTAAATTTGAATCAGTTAGCAATGTATGTGATAGTGTTGGTACATTCAAAGATGCTTATGATACTCAAGGTTTAAATAACTTAAATGGTTTTGAAAAACAAGTTGGTTATCAAATTTAAATATTTTAATTATTCTTAATAAAAAATTTAAAAATTTAAAAATTTAAAAATTTAAAAATTTATAAATTTATAATTTTATAAATTTATAAAATTATAATTATTTATAATTTTATAATATTAATATATTATTTAAAAATTTATTATAATATTTATTCAATCATTCTATTTAAATTTGTATTTGATGTTTGTTGATTAATTTCTCTATTTTTAATTTTTTCTATTAATTTGTTCATTTTTAATTTTTTTCCTTTATTTACATTATTATTTAAAACTAATTTATTATTTTTAACAATATTAAATGTATTATTAGAATTATTTCTGTTTGTATTAGAATTAGTATTAGCATTATTTTTGTTTGCATTAGCATTATTTTTGTTTGAATTAGAATTATTTCTGTTTGCGTTAGTATTAGCATTAGAATTAGCATTAGAATTAGCATTAGAATTATTTCTGTTTGTGTTTGAGTTTATGTTTGCGTTAGTATTAGCATTAGAATTATTTCTGTTATTCATATTTTTTTTTATATTTGATAATAATTTTACATTATTTCTAATAACTTTAACATTATTTCTTATAAAATTATTTTGTACAATAGCATTTACTTGTTTTAAGAAATTATTATTTTTTTCAATATTATTTTTAATATTTTTTAACATTTTTAATCTTTCATTTTTACTTAATGAATAAGATTTATATATTTTTGTTATAATTTTATATAATTCTTTGATAATATTTTTTAATTCAGTAATTTGTTTAGAATCTAATTGAATAATATTTTTCTTTTCTTTATTATAAGCAGTAATTTTTTTATTTACATTTTCAATTTCAGTTTCCATTTTATTTACAAGATTTAACAATAATTCTTTAGATTTTTTATGATTTACACTACTATTATTAGAATTTCTAATATTCATTTCTATTTCTTTCAATTGTGTCATTAAATTATTTTTTCTAGAATTATTATTTGAATTATTTGAATTATTATTCATATTTTTTAAAGCATTTATTACATTATTATTTGAATTAGAATTAGAATTAGAATTAGAATTAGAATTAGAATTATTTCTTGAATTATTTTCTTCATTCATAATTCCTAATAATAAATTATTACTATTTCTATTATTTCCGGAATTACTATTTCTATTATTTCCGGAATTACTATTTCTATTATTTACGGAATTACTATTTCTATTATTTATATTATTTTCATTATTTTTAATATTATTACTCATATATAATATTTATTAATATTTTTTTTATTTTTAATATAGATTTAATATTATTAATTTTATTTTTATTTTAAATTAGATGTTTCTACTTCAAAAAATGATTCTCCATTATTTCCTTGCATAATTGAAACATTTTCTGGAGACGCACCAATACCAGTAGTTGGATTTTGAGGTTTAATAGTTTCAGTAGGAATAATAATATTTCTTAATGATTCATCTTTTAATACTGGATCAAAATTAGATTTATTTAAAAAATATAAATACCATTTATTTAAATTAGGATCTGTTAAATATAAATACATTAATGTTGATTGTACACCATATTGTGCAACATCTTGAAATTTAGGATTATATAAACCCGCTTTTTCTTGTTGATTATTTGCATATTCTTTATTTGGAATTGTATGAAAAAATTTTATTTTTGTTCTACAATCATTTGTTAATTGTGTTTTACTAAAATCTTGAGATGCACCAACTTTTTCATAACTTATCATATTTTCTGTATAAATATCTAAACTTATTGAATCATTTGTATTATTTGGTTGTTCTTTACCAATAGAACAATTAACTAATTCATTCAATGAACCAACAGGATATTTATTAGTAATTAATATTAATCTTCCTAAACAATCTTTAATAGGTGCTTTATTTATAAAATTATTACCATTATGACCATTAAAATCATATTTATTTGACATTAAATAATTTTTAAAATGTTTCATAATTAAATTTCTTATTTTTTCATAAAACATTTCATTATTATCATCAAAATGAAATTCAAGCACAAGGAAAAATGGATAAGCAATTTCATTTTTATTATTAGGTGTCCAAGCGTAATCATTTATAGTTTCAAAACATTCTTCAAGACTTAATGGTGTTGAACCTTCTTTTAAATTTTCTGGATTTACACTTACAACTGGATTTGCTTGTTCTGAAAATTCATTTTCAATATCACTATATATATCTAAAGTAATAATTCTTACTTTATAAAATGATAATGCATTTTTTAATGCTTCTATATCAGGGCTACCATTTAATGGTGTATTTCCTAAATATGTTTGATATGAACCTGGATAATAAAAATCAGCTAATGTTAAATCTTGCATAGCACCTGTTTTTGAATTTTTAAATTTTATTGGAATATTATATTCAAATTCTAAATAATCATTTCCTTTTTCAATTAATAATTTTTGTAAGTATTCTAAATTATCAATTGTATTTTCATTTTCATATTTTTCTGTTGGACTATGTACAAAACAATTTAACATTTGATAATTAAAATCATTATCTTCAAGTGTTTGATAAGTATTTAATTTATTATTATAATTATTATTATGATTAAAATTATCAAATAAATATAATAATATTATTGCTATTCCTAATTCAACATTATAATCTTCATGTAAATTTAATATAAACATTGTTATATAAAAAATAAAAAATACAATATTATATAGAAAAAACCAGACAAAAATAATAATAAGTACTATATTTGGTATTTTTCTAATTATATTTATCAAAAATATTTGTGCAAAATTAAAAAACATAAATATAATAACAATTCCACTTGTTATTAAAATTAATTTTTTAAATTTATTTTCAGGATCTATTAATGATAATCCAAAATAAATTAACCAACAAGCTAAAATAACTATTGTTAATAAATAAAAAATAACTTTAAATGTTAAATTATTTGAATATTTATTATATAAAGCAACATAACTATTATTAATATATCTTGATGTTATAGCAAAATAAATAAAAAAATATATTAAAAAATATACTAAATAAAATACAACATTATTTTGATTTAGTATTTTTGCTATTAATAAAAATGAATTTAGTGCTTTTTCAAAAATTATATAAAAAAAACTTTTTTCATTTTCTTCTTCATTTTCTTCTTGAATAGGCATTCCATTTACATATTGCTGTTTTATAATTTGTCCTTGTCCTTGTACTGGCACTTGTCCTTGTACTTGTCCTTGTACTTGTCCTTGTACTTGTCCTTGTACATGTCCTTGTACTTGTGGATTTATAACTTGTCCTTGTACTTGTCCTTGTACTGGCACTTGTCCTTGTACAACAGGAATTGTACTTTGAGTTTGTTGTGGAAAAAAAAATGAACTCATAACTAATATATTATAATATTTAAATTGTATTATTTAATCTTATGATTTTTGTAAATTATTTTCTTTTTTTAATAAATAATTCTCTTATTTCTGGTGCACTATTTTCATGATTTGATTGAGTTAAATAATTTTTTATAGAATTATCTTGTTTTTTTACAATCATTTGATTAAAAAAATCTAATTTTTTATTAATTTTTTCTTGTTTAGCATCAATAATATCTTTTTTTGTTTTATTTTTATTAATTAATTGTGATTCATCATGTATATCTTCTTTATTATATTTTTGTTTTAATGGATTACCTTTTATTATTTTATTTAAATTAATATTATTATTTTCTTCATATATTTTTGTCACTTCTTTTGAATTTGTTTTAATCATATTTTGTTTTGTTTCATAATATTTTTGAATATATAACTCTCTATCAAATTTATCTAATTTATTTAATATATTTGATGATATATTATAATAAATATAATTAATATTTGCACAACATTGTATATATATTGAATATTTATTAATTAATGGTACATTCCAATTTATATCATTTTTTATAATATAAAATATCATAAAATAAATATATTTTAATGATGATACTTTATTTGGTTTAAAATTTTCATTATAATAATTTTTTAATTTTAAAATTAACATGTTATTTTTTTGATTATTCATCAATATTTTTTCAAACATTTTAAATAATAATTCATTCCAATGTATTTTGCTTTTTGATACATAATTCAACATTGAGTTTTTATTTGTTGCTGAATTTATAATTTCTTCAAAATTTTCTTTATTATTTTTATCTTTTTCTTTTGATGATTTTTCTAATAATAAATACCAATAAAAACAATTTTTTAATGTCCCTTGATGATTATTTAAATTATGAAAAATTTGATTAATACATAATATTTCAGTATTATTAAAACAATCATAACCTAAATCTTGGGTAATATTATAATTTTCACTTAATAATCTTTCTTTAATTTCTTCTTTTGTTATTTTATTTAAATTTACTTTTGGAAGTGATTTGTCTAAAAATAAATTATTTTTTTTTGATAATGTTAATATACATAAAATATCACAAAAAATATTTCTAATTTCTTGATTATTTCTTGTAAAAATAAAATGATTTTTAGGATAATTATCAATTATTTTTAAATAGTCTTGAAAACGTTGTAAAATATAAAAAAATAATTTAGGATTATTAATATGAATATATTTTATATAAATATTGATAATACTTTTCCATATATCATTTGAATAGGTTGAAATATGTAATTCTACAGACCAATATAAAGCTTCTTCAATACGATTATTAATAATTGCATTTTGAAAAGCATTTAAAACATCTGCTTTTTTATATCCTGAAATTGTTGCACCTTTAAAATCTTTTGATGTTCTTATATCACATATCAAATATTTATGTGGTATATCCATTATTGATAAATATTTTAATTTTTAACTAAAAAAACAAAATATTAATATTTATTGAAAAAAAAAATAATAATTTAATTATTTTAATTTATTTTAATTATTTTAATTTATTTTAATTATTTTAATTTATTTATAAATTCATCTACTTCATTAATTAATGATTTTTCATTAATATTATATCTTTTTTTTAAAATATTCAAAGTATTTATAATTCCTATTTTTTTATTTTCTGTAGTCATAATACTTATTTTTTTATAACTAAAATACATCATTATTATTATAATAATTAATACTATATATATTATTAACCATGAACTGAAGTTATTATTATCTGTTGTTGAATTTTTCATAGCAATATTTAAAAATATAGGTATTAAACAACCAATAGTTATAAATACTGCTTCTAATATTGGAGCAAATTTTTCAACAACATCACTATAATCTTTTTGTAAATTATTATCACCAACATCAACATTATCATAAGCAGTTAAATAAGTAAATAAACCTATAACTCCTGCACCTAATAATCCTGCACAAAAATTAGAAAATGTATTACCAAGCATAGCCTTTGACCCATGAATAATGTCATATTTACTTCTTAAATTATCAACATATTCGTTTGTTTCTTCTCTACTTTTTAATATATTTTTAGGAATAACTAATGGATCACATTCATAAGATTTAATTACATTTGTTAAATCTTGCATTTTTTTATTTTTAGAAATTTCATCTTTAAAACGTAAAACATGGTTCATTACTTTTCTCCAGTCATGTTCTGTCCATTTATTTATAATTTTAAAATTATCTTGAATATTATCTTTATATTTATAAAATTTAGTATGTTGAGAAAGTGGAGCTAAAAATGCTTGTACAAATACATCATCTAATGCTTCTGTACCTAATCTCATACCAAAATTATCAATAAAACCAAAAATTATTGCACCTATTCCAATAAACATAATAACACCGACTTTTGAGAATTTTTTACCACTTATATATTCTTCAATTTTTTCTTTATCAAATACAGTAAAATTTGTAATTAATAATATTACTCCAATAACTAATAAATATATAATTCCACAATATTTATCTAATAAATTTTTATGATTTTCAACAATTAATGCTGAAAAATAACATCCTCCGAAGAAAGATAATAAAATTATTGTTGATAATAAAAATGATTTAAAATTATTATTTTTATTTTTTTCTTCTAATATTTCATTATTTTCATTATTCTGATTATTAATTTCTATTTTTTTTGTATTATTTATAATTATTAAACTTACTATAATACAAAATAAGAAAAATAATATAATTAAATATTTATAAAAATTATTCATTTATATTTATTATTTATATATTTTTTTGTTTAATTTTTTAATATTTTTCCTTTAATTAAAATATTATATTAAAATGAATAATATTGAAATAAATAATATTGAAATAAATAATATTGAATATAATATTGAATATAATATTGAAAATAAAATTAATAATTTATATGATAAAATTAAAAATAATTCATCAATTCCTAAAAATTGGCCATCCAATATTCAATATATTCATTTTATGAATTATCATAAAAATTTTCCCAAAAAATCTTTTATTAAAAAAGTCTTAATACAAAAAATTGAAGATAAAAATCACATTTTATACGGTGAATATGGTTTATATGCTACAGAAAAAATAAATAAATTTGAAATAATTGGCGAATATACTGGTTTAATTACAGAATTTGGTGGAAGATATGTTGCAAGCTTTACTGGAATTGATAAATTAGGAATTTTTGGTGTTGACGCAGAAAAAGCTGGAAATGAAATGCGATTTATAAATGATTACCATAATATTGGATTAAAACCTAATACAATATTGAAAAATACAATTATTGATAGAAGACCTAAAATCTTAGTTGTTGCTACTGAAGATATTGAAAATGGTGAAGAATTATTGATGGATTATGGAGATGAATACAATGATATGTTTATAAATCGTAATTAAATACGATTTGATTTTTTTAAAAATATATATAATATATATTTAAAAATATATTATTAATTTATAATGATGTATTATAATTAATATGAAAAAAATTATAAAAGGATATAAAGGAATTATGGACTTAGATTTAACAAATGTGAATATTGTTTTTCATAAAGAATTAATTCAACAACATTATAAAGATATTGAATTATATAAAAAAGAACAAGAAAATTTGAAAGATGAATTAAAATATGATAATAATGTTGGTTTATCATTAAAAAAAATGGTAATTTATAATATAATA